GTTTTATTTCGTGTATAATAAATACAGTTATAACAAAGGCACTAAAGAAATGACACACAATTACGACCTACAGGGTTTGATCGCACAGGCAGATCAACGACGCAAACGGGATCATCAGGAATGGGAACAGTTTGTAGAATCAACGGAAAACCCACAACCACACTTCATAGCAACACAACCAGACAGACAGCATCTACGAGCGTTTATGGCACACAACGCGACAGGCATAGACAGATACACCAGATTGATACACAAGTTACAGCACTACTTTGATCAACACTGTGATGACCTATCTTTACGACCAGCGTCAGGCCTTATTGAAAAAGGTCAGCCAGCACCAGATCACTCACACAATTGGCACGGTCGTGATGATATGTTTGAAGTACGGGCCCAGCGAAAAGGGTCTGTAGAAGAAAGGGAACTAGAACAACTAATGAAACAGAGGAAACACGGATGAATGATGAACTAACACGACTGATGAACAAGGCAGTAGATTGTAGCGATGAGCGGGGATACTATCGTGACACGGATCAAGCACTGAAACAGATATTTGAATTCTTTATAGAGTACAGACCGCAGATAGCGGAACTCACTGCAAGACGTGACATATTCAGGGACATAGACTTACCAGCACTAGCGGAGGCACAATTTACCATACGTCAATTACCAGATATGCTGAAACGCATAGCACAGTTGGAACAAAGGTCGGAAAGGGTCAAGCAAGACCAAGTGACCAAACCAGACCTTACCAACCAAGTGCTACCAAGCCAGCGAGAAAGGGTCAAGCAAGACCAAGTGACCAAACCAGACCTTACCAACCAAGTGCTACCAAGCGAGGATCTAATTACCAAAGCACAGCGGGTTATGGGTGACAGTTACCAACCCCCAGCGGTAAAGTTATTTGACTATGGGGATTGACATATGACACTGTCTATGCTAAAATTAACAACAAAGAAAGGCACTAAAATGAAACAATACGAGAAATACACAACAGCACAATTGAAAGCACTGCTTAAATTGGAACATATGAAGCAACACAGGGATGGGATCACCAACCTTATGTTTGATGATTGGGTAGCGGAAAAAGACGCAAACATTAAACGCAAAGATAAGATTGATTCGTTGATAAAGCGAATGCCAAACTTCAACGCAAAGGAGTATGACTATGAAAGACAAAGATAAAGCCACACTACACATAGATGGGGACAAGTTTATGTCGCAGTTGATATGGAACAGCGATACAGCACCAACCATAGATGAATGGATGGATGAATCAAGCGACTATTGGCAACAACAAAAGGAGCACGAGGATGATTAAATTGATAGTGATTGCCAGCACAGCGATAGCAGTGTATGGGGTGTTATGGTACTTCAGCACCAGTTTAGGCTTATAAACTTTTACCAGCGTTAGATCGCTTTATTTTTACACTTTACCAAATTTAAGATTTTTTTACCAAAAATATGTAGCGAAGGTCTTTACCTTTACCAATTCCTAGCAATGAAGGGCTTTACCTTTACCAATTCCTAGCAATGAAGGGCTTTACCTTTGTGATCAATCAATCAACAGCACTATGATGATGAACAGTTCTACCACTATGGCCGTGTGATACATGGTCCACAGTATGGGATAGGTGTGTTTTTTCTTCATGAGAACCAAACCACCAGCACGTATCTAGTGCCTGCCGTCACTGGTCTCACTTCATGCGGGTAACAGAAGTTGCTGGGGAATACCACAGCATCACCGGTGCGTAGGTCAGGCACTTGATATTGTCCCTGCCAGAAAGTCAGTTCACCACCCTCGTAATCTTGATTCAAAACTATGCTACTGCTCAAGGTCCTGTTGGCACCACCGTAGTGATCTATGTGTTCCTCGAACTTGTGTCCGGGCTGGTAGCGTATCAGTTGCACACCCGTGTGCTCGGTGGCCTTGTGATGGTATGGATACTGTTCTATGATGTGTCGCAGTGCGGTTTGTATGTTTGGCCAGCAGGGTCCATGATCCTGGTCCAGCATGGTGAAGTCACAGGTCCTGGTGTGCATTATCTCGTTGTGTGTGTTGGTCAGGGCACTCTTGGCAGGTTCCCAGCCCGACCAAGCATCCGTGTCATCGGGCAATGATCTGCTCCACTCCACGATCTCGTCGCAGGTGAGTGGGCTCAAGAGGCCTCGGAACTCCGCGATGTAGCCACGGAGGTCCATTTGATTGGCCTGTTGCATTATTTCTCTAGTCTAGTCAGTTGTTCGTATAGATTGTACAGTTTCTGTCTGTGCGTCTCCCCAACAGGATCTCCCGGAGGCAGTTTGAACTTGTCATCCTGTCTCATGGTCCTGATGTCTTCCCTCACGCTGTTGGCATCCCTAGAGGGTGCGGCCTGGCTGTTGGCTATGGGGTTTGGCATCCTGTTGTTTGACATCAACTGCTCCAAGAACTGTATGCCCTCGGCAGTGTCAACCAACGGTTGTTCTAACACACGCTGTGGCAGTGTGCCTGCATATTTCTTGACTGATTCAAGCCTGTCAGCGTACTCGTTGCCCCATTGCTGTTGCAGTGCTGACTGCTCTTGCTCCAGGTCAACCCTGGGTGCGTTGGACAACTGTTGTGTGATCTTGCCCATTTGATCCGAGTACAGTGCCATGGCAGTCTTGACCTGGTCCTGTGTGAATCCTGATTTCTTGAACACGTCGGTGACCTCTTTGCTCAAGTCCTCTGGCATCTCGTCCAGTCCGAAGTCCTTGGTGATCGAGAAGTCGTAGGCATCAGGCACCTTGTTGGTGCTGACCTTCTTCTCCAGTTCAGTGTATGACTTGGCCAGGTCCTCTGGTGATTTGAATTTCTCTGGTAGCCATTCTGGTCTCTCCGGTTGCTCTGCCTGTTGTGCTTCCGCACTGGGCACGGTCTCCACTGGTGCTTCTGGTTGTGTGTCTATTAGGTGTTCCGCTGGTGCGGTTGCTTGTGTGTTATCTTCTGGCATTAGATTATATGCTCCTTTTTGTCGTTGTTATGAACACTGCGTTCACGGCACATATTATCTATCCTCCTCAACAGTTGTTGTTGTGCTACCTGATACACAGCCGCATAGGGGTTTGGTGAGTCGCTGGTCACACGTGTCTGGTGTATGACCCTGTTAAGGTCCTCGTACACTGCCTTGCCTGCTGGTGATTCAAATATCTGTCGATAGAATTGTTGTAGTTGCGTTTGTGAGTTCTTCATGTTCAGTTTTTTTAGTTACAGTTGTTGTTCGTTTGTGACTGTATTTATAAAGACTAAACTGATGGTGGCTGATTTTGCTGTTGTAACTGCTGTGCCAGTGCCTGCAACTGTTGTGCCTGCTCCTGCTGTGATTGTTGCTCCAGGGTCTCCTGTACCTCTGCTTCCGACTTCAACACCTCTGGTGACATGTCTCCATCCCGCAATATCTTACGTGCCAGTTTCTGTAGATCTAGGTTCACCAATGCGTTAGGTCCCAACTGTGTGATGGTCTGTACCAGTTGTAGGTCCCTCGTGATCTCCGTGAGTGCGATACCTCTCTTGACTGCACTGTTGACTACCAGTTCGCTGATGTCACCAAACCTAGTGAAGTCCTCGATCTCACCTCTCAGTTGCAATCTCTTGATAAGATTACCAACCAACGGTCTTAAAAATTCTTGTTCTAGTCTCAAACCTGATGGACCTATCCTACGATAGAATTCGCTCTGTCTGATCTGTACTTCCGTTGCAGTTTGATATTTTGATTCATCTGGTGGTAGTATCGCGTCATTGAACAACATACGTCTTATCATTGCCCTGTGATCATTGATCGTTGCTTCCGTGATGTTGAGTTGTCCAGGAAATGGTATGGCCTGTAATGGTGAATCAACGGTTATTACATCTCCCGGTCTCAATTTCATGTTAGCGAAATTGACTGCTGTGTCTGAATTGACCTGCCAACTGCCCAGTGCTAGGTAAGACGCGGCCTCCATGAACAACATCTGTGCTTCATTGACTACCCTGATGTGCGGTAGTGCTTCCCTCACGGGACTGGTGCCCCACATGTCTCCTATGGTCTTGCCAAATCTGAATACTGTGAACATCTGTACCGGCATTTGATGTGAGTAAAGAATATCCATCTGTTTGCCCACTTGCACGGTGTATGTGAAATCGGGTTGGTTTGGTGGTCTGAAACAACTCTCCAACACCTTGTGTGTCTTGTAAGGATCTTTGATGCACTCCTTGGCTGTCTCTTCTGGTAATTTTTCTTTGTAATTTTCTAACAGGTAATGACCTGGTAATTCGTGTTCTCTAAAAACAGTTTCAATCTGACCTTGATAGTTGTCTAGGAAATACAGTTGGTGGCTGGGGACTGCCACGAAGTCAATGTTCTTGTCCTCGTACATTCCTATGCAACCCACACCTGATATCACAGCATCTGTCAATGCTTCTGATGCCGCTATGTAGAAGTTGCTGTCTCTGATCGTTTTGAAAACAGATCTGTTGGCAACGTCCAGTGCTTTCTTGACGTCTGTTGCTACTCTCTCCTTAAGATCTTCTCGCACGGAAAGAGTGGCCCATTGTTGGTTTTGCGGAATCAACAAATTTAGGATCGTGGATACTAGTGTCTGCACACCATCTGGTGCTGTGCTGTCAAATATCTTTGTTCTGTCAGTTTGATTTGCATCTTTCCTGTAGATGTCCCTGTTGGGTCTGGTGTAAAGGTACGCTTCAGATATCTCTGATTCGTGTTTGTCTCTTTCTTGTTTGGCAAGTTTGTATGCCTTTGCGATGTAATCTTTCATCTAATTACTGATTTGATAGAGTTTGGAAATCACTGCCTATACCAGCCTCTTCGGCAAGTCCTAGAAGTCCACCTGACCTAGGTGTTATCAAACTTGATCTACCTCTTCTGCCCCTTCGTGATCTTTGTTGTGCCACCGCGGCTTTCTTCCTCTCCGCGGCCATTTCGTCTGCCGCTCTTGAATCAGCATCCGCTTGTAGTTGTCTTTGGATTTCTAATTGTTGTTTTGCCTGCTCTTCAGCACTTGGCATCTTTGGAGCCTTTGGTACACACATTAGTAGCCTCCTCCCAATACTCTGATCACGTTCTGTGCAGTCCTGATCGCTGGTTGTAATAGGCTTCTTCTCTGTGGAGCCGCTCCTAGTTCTTCTTCGCTCACACCCAATGCACTTGGTCTCTGTGTGATTAGTACACCTCTGCCTCTCGCGGCCGCTGTCCTAGTCTGTCCCACACCTCTGGCTCTGCTTGAAC